GATATTCCACCAATACAGGTAGAAGATGTATTAGCTCAGGCAAGAGATAATTTCATGTTAGAAGCGAACGAGATTGCTGAAGACATCGCCGGAGAAATGGCTGCTGTTGATATTCCACCAATACAGGTAGAAGATGTATTAGCTCAGGCAAGAGATAATTTCATGTTAGAAGCGAACGAGATTGCTGAAGACATCGCCGGAGAAATGGCTGCTGTTGATATTCCACCAATACAGGTAGAAGATGTATTAGCTCAGGCAAGAGATAATTTCATGTTAGAAGCGAACGAGATTGCTGAAGACATCGCCGGAGAAATGTCTGCTGTTGATATTCCGCCAATACAAGTAGAAGATGTATTAGCTCAGGCAAGAGATAATTTCATGTTAGAAGCAAATGAGATAGCTGAAGACATTGATAATATTACAAAATCTATGCCGGCTGCTACCACAACATTATCAGATATGACTATGGCAGCAGATGAGATAGCAAGTGAAATGGCTGATCTTATTCCTACAGATAGTGTAATTGCGGCTAAAGATGCTATGATGCTTGAAGCAAATGAAATTGCCGAAGACATCGCCAGTCAAATGTCTGCTGTTGATATTCCGCCAATACAAGTAGAAGATGTATTAGCTCAGGCAAGAGATAATTTCATGTTAGAAGCAAACGAAATTGCTGAAGACATTGATAATATTACAAAATCTATCCCAGCAGCTACTACAACAATGTCAGATATGACTATGGCAGCAGATGAGATAGCAAGTGAAATGGCTGATCTTATTCCTACAGATAGTGTAATTGCTGCTAAAGATGCTATGATGCTAGAAGCGAACGAAATTGCCGAAGACATTGCAGGACAGATGGCTGCTGTTGATATTCCACCAATACAGGTAGAAGATGTATTAGCTCAGGCAAGAGATAATTTCATGTTAGAAGCAAATGAGATAGCTGAAGATATCCAAGATGCGCTACCGGTTGACTCTGTAAGACAACTTAGTGACAATCTTATGTTAGAAGCTAACGAAATGGCTAAAGATGTAGAAGAGAATTTAGGATCTATGATTGATGACGTAGCCTATGCAAGTGGTCCAGGTGATGCCAGTGTAGCAGGAATGGATTATGCAAGTGGTCCAGGTGATGCCAGTGTAGCAGGAATGGATTATGCCAGTGGTCCAGGTGATGCCAGTGTTGCAGGAATGGATTATGCCAGTGGTCCAGGAGATGCCAGTGTTGCAGGAATGGATTATGCCAGCAAGCCTGCAACCAATCCTATTAAGGAAAAAATATCTGAAACTAATCCGTTTTTTAATGAAAAAGGAGAATTCGATCTTAATGCGATTAATTTGCCAGGAATGAAAAAATATGGAGCCGATTTAAAATCTCAAACTCAAAGTATTAATAAGAAAGATGAAAATCAAAGTGATGCAGAAACTGCTAGATTAAAAAGACAGGCTGATAGTAAAAAGACAGCAGAAGAATCTAATACTACAAAATCAGATTCAAAAGCTGATGCTAAAAGTTCAAATATACAAGGCAAACAAGCTACTCTCGATGATGTAGTAAAACAATTAAGTTCATTAAATAAGAATATGCAAAATCTAATTGATCAAAATCAGAAATTATTAGGCGACCAAATTAGAGCTACTAAAGCAAACAGTAATAATTCTTTCGTAGGCGTTTATTAATGAGTTGGAAAAAATATTTCACTCCTGTAACAATTGAAAATCAACCAGGAACTTATAGTCCTATAGGTATGAATGCTTCTAAGCCGGGCCCGGCAAGAACAAATTATAGTAGTTTTCTGCCAGATGTCTATACAGGTGCTCCTAATCGCATCGATCGTTATCTTCAATATGATACAATGGATATGGACAGTGAAGTAAATGCAGCTTTAGACATCCTGGCAGAATTTTGTACGCAACCTAGTGAAACAAACAAAACACCTTTTAGATTAACATTTAAATCACAAGCAACTACCAGTGAAGTAAGTATTTTACGAGAATATCTACAACAATGGTGTAAGTTAAATCGATTCGATACTAGGGTTTTTAGAATAATTAGAAACATATTCAAATATGGTGATGGATTTTTTGTAAGGGATCCTGAAACAAAAAAATGGTTTTATATAGACCCAGGTAAAGTCACTAAGATTATTGTAAATGAAAGTGATGGTAAAAAACCAGAGCAATATATTATTAGGGATCTAAATCCTAATTTTATGGATTTAGTTGTAACTGCTATTAACCCTAATACTACAAATACTAATAATAGGGGAACTGCATACGTTGCAGGAGGTGCCGCAGCTAGAGGACAAGCAAGTGCTTACCCTATCAGTCCAGGTACACGGTTTCAAAATAATATGAATGAAGTTGCCATTGAGGCAAAGCATATGATACATTTAAGTTTAAGTGAAGGTTTAGATAATAATTATCCGTTTGGTAATAGTTTATTAGAACAAGTGTTTAAAGTCTATAAGCAAAAAGAATTACTTGAAGATGCTATAATAATTTATAGAGTACAACGAGCTCCTGAAAGACGAGTATTTTATATTGATGTAGGTAATATGCCAAGTCATTTGGCTATGAGTTTTGTTGAGCGTGTAAAAAATGAAATACATCAGCGTCGTATCCCAAGCGCAACCGGAGGTGGGCAAAATGTTATAGATAGTGCTTATAATCCGTTAAGTATAAATGAAGATTATTTTTTCCCTCAAACAGCAGAAGGTCGTGGTAGCAAAGTTGATACTCTTCCAGGAGGTACTAATTTAGGTGAAATAGATGACTTAAAATATTTCACAAACAAATTGTTTAGAGGATTAAGAATTCCTAGTAGTTATTTGCCAACTGGAGCAGACGATAGTCAAGCAAGTTATAATGATGGCAGAGTAGGTACAGCGTATATACAAGAATTAAGATTCAATAAGTACTGTGAAAGATTACAAAATTTATTAGAAGATATATTTGATCAAGAATTTAAACTGTATTTGTATGAAAAAGGTGTTAATATAGACACTAGCTTATTTGAATTACAATTGAATCCTCCGTTAAATTTTGCTGCATTTAGACAAAGCGAAATGGATGGACAACGCATTAATACGTTTAACACACTTCAGCAGGTACCTTTTATTAGCAAACGATTCGCTTTAAAAAGATTTCTTGGACTCAGTGACGAAGAAATGGCAGAAAATCAAAAATTATGGGCTGAAGAAAATGGTAAATCATCAGCAATCGCAACAGATGCTAGTGGAGAAATGCGAGGTGCAGGAATCAGTCAAGCAGGAATTGAAAGTGATCTAGGAGATTTAGCAGATGAAAATGCGCCGCCGGAAATAGGATCAGTACCCGGTGAAGAAGGTGCAGCTCCAGCAGCTGGTGCAGCCCCAGCAGCTCCAATTAGTCCTCCAACTGCATAAATATTTTTATGATACTTCGTGAATTATTTTATCGCAATAATGAAACAAATGTGATGTCTGATGCCTTAGGGTATAATCCTAGACGTGACAATGATGTAATGAAACGAAGTGATACACGAAAAACAAGACTAACCTTAAGTCAAATAAATGAATTAAGAAAAGCCAGTGAGCGTCATATTCTTGAGCAAGAAAAAGAATTAGAGTTTATTGAATCAATGTACAAACCACCACCAGCACCAGCGGCATAATTATTCAAAAGGATAATTTATGCGACGATTTGTGCTCGGCAACGGACGAAGCCGCTTAAAAATTAATTTAGAAAATTTAAAGCCTTACGGAACAATTTATGGTTGTAATGCTCTTTACAGAGAATTTGATCCAGATTTTCTTATTGCAGTAGATGTTAAAATGATCTTTGAAATTGAAAGCAAAGGGTGGCAACTAACCCATTCAGTTTGGACTAATTCAAATAGTAAATTTAAAAAATTTAAAAATTTTAATTATTTTAATCCTAGTCTGGGATGGAGTAGTGGTCCTACCGCTTTGAATATGGCTAGTATGCATGGAGCCAATGAAATTTTTATAATAGGATTTGATTATGTAGGAACTCCAAGAGGAGAAGTCAATAATGTTTATGCTGACACAGAAAATTATAAAAAATCAAATGAAAAAGCAACCTATTATGGAAATTGGAGACGACAAACTGACACTGTTATCAAGTCTAATCCTAAAATAAAATATTATCGTGTAGTTGACGAATGGAATTATAATCCTGAATTTAATTACGATAACTTTGAAAATATTTCTATAGAAAAGTTTAATGAATTTAATTCATCATGGGAAAAAATTCGTTAAAAAAACACTATTACACAGTGTTTATTGTAATAAAATGTAAATATATTTGACAGCCTTGCAACCTATAGGAGATATAACATGACTGATCGAAACAAGTTCGAGCAGATGCTCGAACATCTAATTAATGACGAAAGTGATAAAGCTAAAGAGCTTTTCCATCAAATCGTGGTTGCTAAATCACGTGAAATTTACGAACAAATTCTTGCTGAGGATTTCGAAGACCTTGACGAGAAAAAAGACGACGACGAAGATAAAGAAGTCG